AACCGAAGATAAACCGAACACAAGATGAGAATAGAACCTAACGAAATCAGCGATTACGACTACATCAACCGCAAGCTCAGAGAGCACGCCCAAGAGCTCCTCAAAACCGCCAAAAAACAAAAACGCCCTGTGCGATACCTCCCCCAAGGCATTAGCGGCGATAGCGTGCGATGGTGGGTAGACCTCAAAAAATACGGCAAACTAATAACAAAATAACAATGGAAAGTAGATTTTTAGCATACACCGAAGCCCTATCGCTCGACACCTTCCTACAAATACTCACCTTCGAGCAACGGCTTGCTGCCTGCCAATACCGCGCAGGACACACCGACAAAGTACCCGCCTTAGTGCAGAAACTACAAGACTGGTGCAAGCAGCACCACTGGCAACCCCCCGCCTTTCGCTACGAGCCCAACAGCTTAGAACTCCTATGGCAAGACAGCACCGCCCAATGGTTACCCTTAGCCGTACACCCCCTATACCAAGCCGAAGTAAATGGAAAATAACAAATAACAATTATCAATTATGACAGTAGATTTAACACACCTTACAGCCGACGAACTCAAAGCAGAATTACAACGCCGCGAGCAAGTCCAAAACGAAAACCGCGAGGCATATAAAGCCCTCGTTAATGAAGCCATACCACAAATCATCGGTAAGCTACAAACTTACTCCGAGCAAATGGCAGAAGTAAAGCTCCACACCTTTGAAGCCCTAAAAATTCTCTTGGATACAAAAAACGAAATTTATGATGTAAAAGGAGACCAACAAAGCCACACCTTCACCGATAAGCACGGCAACACCATCACCTACGGCTTCCGCGTCATCGACAATTGGGACGACACTGTTAATGCCGGTATAGAGAAAGTAGGTCACTTTATCTCATCACTGGCTAAAGACGATGATAGTGCCCGACTTGTGAATGTTATCAACCGCCTATTAAAAAAGGATGCAAAAGGAAATCTAAAAGCCTCACGTGTACTTGAGCTAACAAAGCTCGCTCAAGAGTTTAATAGCCCCGCTTTCACCGATGCCGTAAGCATCATTGCCCAAGCCTACCGCCCACAGCGTTCTGCCTTTTACATAGAGGCCAACACCCTCGACGAGCAAGGCAAAAAGTGCAATATACCCCTATCGCTCTCATCGGTAGACTTTCCCCCTGGTACTGACATTAAACGCCTTTTCCCAGTGCACCAAAAGTACGAAGAGCAAGCCACCGCATAACATACACTTTTAGCTATCTCGGTAGCTAAAAGATGCTCCTCCGCCCTTAGTTCGGTCGCTGGCACTAAGGGGACGCCCATAGGAGACCCACTAAGTCGAGGAGCTTTTTAAATAACCTTTAAACACCATTTAAAAATGTATTTTATAACAGAAAAAAACAGTGAAACTGGTAAAAAGTTTCAGAAGATACACGATAAATTAAGAGCCTGCTTTGATGCCCAAAAAGCATTAGCCAAAAAATATGGTTTTACCTCGTGGAGAGGAGGCTACTGGGTAGTAGCAGGAGGAATATCATCAGTAATTTTCCCCAAAGGTGCTACTATAGACACCAAAGTATGGAAGCAAATCAAAGGGAAAGATGAGTATATGCCCCGATTGAATATAAAGCAAGGAAAAGCCATACAAGCCGACTTTGACGAAGCCATAACTGTAACAAAAGCCGAACTTAACGCCTGCATAGGTTGGGACGAAGGTTTTAGTAAAAGTATAGGATTTGACGGCGATAATGATAAATACTTCGGTTTTACCATTGATGATGATTGGACAGATATTATCATTCCTAACGATTGTGCCGAAGTAACAGCAACTAAGTACCGAGAACTTTTTAAAAAATAGTGTATGACAACCACAATAAAACCCCACCAAATTCGCATCCTCCAAACCCTTTTAGGCAAACGCTTTAAGGACAGAGAAGCCCGCCTACACTTTGTATGTAGCTTTATTGGCAGAGAGCTCCCCAGCACCAAAAACCTAGCAGAAGATGAGTTTTTTGCCATAGCCCAGCACCTTGGTTACCATTTCGAGATGCACGCCTATTTCGATGCCCAAAACAAGCAGCACCTAAAGTTATTATCCCTATGCCACGAACTCGGTTGGCGCGACGAAGCCAACCCCAAGTACGCCGACATCGCTCGTCTTGGCAAGTGGTTTTGTAGCAGCAAAAACCCCTTCAAAAAGAGCCTCCACCGCCTCACCCCCACCGAAGTAAGCAAAGTAAACGCTATCTTTGAAAAAATGCTAACACAGAGATATGAAAGAAGTTAGAAAATTAGCCAATGAGAAAATTAGCAAATTAATTGCCTGTGCGGCTCGCACTTGTTCTCACAAGCATAAAGAGCTCCGCACCCTTGCCCACTACGTTACAGTAGAAGTAACTGCCTTATTCTGTAAAGACTGTGGCAAGCAATTAACAAAAGAACAATGGGAAGTATAATAACAAAAATATTTAATATTTTATGGTTAAGTTTCTTAACAGCTAACCTAATAGCAACCATAAAAGAAGCAGAGTTTAAAACATTGACAGATGTTTTTCTACTCTCAATAATGATTTTTATATTAATTATTAATTACAAAGTATTTAAAGAAAATGAAAAAGACAATTAACACCGAACAATACCCCACTTGGCTCGTGCCTCCCGACATTGCCAAAGAGCTCAAAGAAATAGGTTTTGACACCCCCTGCTATTGCTATATAGCTCTTGCTATCAGTGGCAAAGGTTACCAATGTATAGAAATAGGTGATAAGATACACAACGAAGTCTATAATAGTATTGAATTAAGAGATATAAAACGTATTAATTACAACAAACAGAAAGGCTGTATCTCCCTTCCCTCTTGGACAGAAGCCCTCGCTTGGTTCAGAGCAAAAGGCTATTACGGCAACCTCGAAGCCACCAGCAAAGGCACTTCAGCCTACATCTTTTATCCCGAATTAGACAACGGAGAATTTTGGGAGTTTGCCTACAAAGAAAGCTACGAAGAAGCCCGCGAAACCCTTTTACTTAAACTTATAGACCTTTATAAAGTAGCAAATCAGCCGATGAGAAAATTAGCAAATTGGCACATAAGCAAATCGACAAATTAAAATGAAAATCGCCCTTACCTTATCACGAGACCAAGCCGAAGTTCTTGCCCGCGCCACCTTCATAGGGCAACCCCTATTCAACAACCGTGAGCAACGTGTACTTTACAGTATAATGCGCGAAGTAACCCTCAAAGCCACCCGCTTTTATATGGGCTTCACCACACAAAAACAACGCAGGTTTTGGCTCAAACTCTACGAAGCCGATATGTTAGAAAAGTTCTTAGGATACATCCTTACAATGGAACACTATGGACAATACGAACGCCAAACCCTTCTGCAAATCACCTATGATATTAACGAACAATTAGCATAGCTATGGAAAACACCTACTTTTTTAAAGCCAAAAACACTCCCTCCGAGCACGTTTTTAAATACGACTTAAACGGCAATTTAAGAGTGTTTGAAAACACTGGCGAACCCCTTACCATTAAGCAATGGCTTTGGCTCTTCCACCCAAATCGCCTGCCCTACACCGAAGAGCGAATACAAGCACTTGCCAACGATGAGGCTCTTAGGAAGCACTTCACCATAGAAAAAGTCCCCGCATCTGTAACTTTTGAAGATTTCTGGGAGGCATACGGCAAAATCGGCACTAAAGCAGTTGCCAAACGCAAGTTCGACAAACTCAAACCCGAAGAGGTTATCAAAGCCTTCATAGGGATAGAGAAAGAAAAATCTAAAAAGAAACTGGACGGTACTGCAATGCCTTATGCAGAAACCTACCTAAACCAAAAGCGATGGGAGGTGTGAGCCACACGGACAACAAACAATGAAAAACGAGCCAATTAGTACTATTACATTTGCTAATTGGCTCGTTTGCTAATTTGTATATTTATTAATTATGTTGTACTTTTGCACTATAAAACTCCTCTAATCGCTTGCTACTATGAAAAGACAACGACATTTTACCGCCCGCCTATACGCTCTTATCCGTGAGGAATATGAAAAGCTATCACAGCAGCAAAAGTATAAACACGGCTATATTGTAACTACCTTGTCTGAAAAGTTTCTACGTTCAGAACGTACCATCGAAAATATCATCTTCAATAGGGTTTAATCTACAAAATACCTATTGTCTTCATCTTCCACCTGCAAGCGTACCTGTGTAGGCTCGTAATACTTCATTGCACTACTATCGTGCAATTTGCATTCAAAAGTAACCTGGTATAAGTTGCCTGCTGTACCTGTATCTACAGGCGCAAAAGCCACACGGCGCATACTGCTGTAGTTTTTACCCGATGTGCCGTGAAAGTTACCAAAAAGCGCATCTAAGCTCTTGGTAAATGCCAATGCCCCTTCTTGGTTATAAGCCCCTTGGAAAGTATCTAAGAAAGTCTCGTAATATAAATAAAAATCTACTTGCAAATCTACTATTTGTACGAGTTCACCTATATCATTGGTTTGCGATGAGCGAAACCCGATAAATACAGCAGGTGTACCAAAAGGGTGCTCATCAGCTAAAAAGCCTACTTGGTTATGCCAAAGGTCTATCCATTGTATTTCGGGTATTTTCTCACTGATACGCTCAGCGAGTTCTATATATAAATCTTGCCAGTGTTCCATTATTCAAAAGTTAAATGTTCGTCTGCTCTATGTATTTCCTCTATGATGAGTTTTTCCAATTGTTTGTCTAAGGTATAGCTCTCGCCAATAAACTGCCTTTTAGGGATATGAATGGTAAGGTTTCCCTTTTCGGTAAGTGCCATCCACTTGTAACGGCTATCTTGTGTCTTATAATACATAGCCCAAAAGTATTTGCGCATTTTCTCTGTTACTCGTACGGTAATTGTACCTCCTTCGTTATGTATAGCTGCATAGTTTAGTTTTTCACCCGCTGAAATCACTACCCTTTCAGGCGATTGCTCGGCTATACGCAGGCTATTCTTGAGCGTAAGCGACTGCTGTAGCGTTTTATGAGGTAACGTATCTACACGCTTCACCCAAGGGATAAAAGAGGCATCGGTAAAGCCCTGTTTTATGAACGATTGCAGAAAGAACGCCCGCGCTTTTTGGGCTACTTTGGGCGAGATGTTTTTAAATATCTCCCGTGCCATAGTCTCGAAGTTAGGAGTCTGAAAGTTTGCCATAAATAAAATTTAAATCATTTTTATTTGCTATTTAAAAAATGTTTTGTACTTTTGCAGTGTAATAGGCTATCCTTTACAACTCGCGGGGGGAGGGCGCTCCTGCCGCTACCAGAGTAAAGCCTTGATGTTTAATTTATTAGACATTAAGGCTTTGCTTATTTTAATGATTTTAGCTTTTCAATTACTTTTAAATAGTCTTTTAATAACTCTTCTTTTGTGAAAGAAATAGCCTTATTTCCATTGATAAAATACATTTCTTTCAAAAAATCAGCTCCTTTATAGTTCATTATCTTACCTTTCAGATGTTTTGTAATATCACTTGCTAACCAATTTTTAAACTCTGTGATATCATATACAATAGTTCCTACCCCTTGTGCTTTTGCGTACTCTAAATTCTTTTTGATTCCTGTATAGGATATAGATTCTTTTCTATCGCCTGTATTCCCTTTTATCTCATATTCGGGGTTTTTATACCCTTCAATAGTTATATGTGGGCGTATATTCACACTTACTCTTAAGTTGTCAGCAATGACAATAGCACTTTTGATGTTTTTGGCAAGGTCGCTTTCGTCGGCAAAGGGGCTTACCTTTACCACAGCCCCATTTTTAGCCTCATAGACTTCCGTATAGGGTGCTTTTAATTTGCTTAGTTCAAAGGCTTTTTTGGTGTCGCTATCGGCATCTAAAGCGAGGGCAAAGTAAGGGTGAGGTTTGCCTTGGTTTGTATTATCCTCTTTGAACACTTGCCCACTAATACCTACATTGCCCCGAAACTCTTTAGGAAAGTCCTTATCGCTGAGCTGAGGCATATCACCTGTACTTGCGGGTTCTGCTGTTTGTACTACATAGCAACGGCAACGCCAGCCATTGGGTGGGTAGAAGTCTTTCCAAAAGTCGCTTTCAATAGGAGCAATAAAGCCCTCTAAGGGTCGATGCTCTTCTCGCACTCTTTCGTCTTTTTGGGTACAATATTTTAGGTTAGGATACAAGTCTTTACGCTTTACATACTCCTGCCAATTAGCAGCGTGGTAGCCCGCTTGTTTAGCTGTTTGCCACTCAGCTTGAAGGTAGTTCTTGTTGTACTTAGGGTTTAGCTTCTGTACCTCTTGTAGGAATGTTTGCCAATTTTTTCCTTTATCCGAACGTAAGATTTCATTTATCTGCTGTAGGAGTACATAGTTTTTTGCCCCGCTAAACTTGTATAGATTGCGCTGCATTTGCAGTACTTCGGGCGAGATAGCTCCCGTTTGTTTATTCACCTTGAAGTTATCTTTACCAAAGCCCTCCCACATAGCCCCGTTTAGTTCTTTGTAGGTTTCTAAAATGTACTCATCGGATAGTTCTCCTTTTTTGAGGGTGCCATTGTATCTATCTTTGGCAATTTGCTCCATTACCTTTAGCCAACCTGTAAGGTCTAAGGCGTGGGTATCGTGCGCACACTCGCAGTGGCTATGTGTATAGAGCTGCTCAGCACGCAACAGAGCTTTGCGCAGTTGCCAACGCTCATTTAGGGCGTTATCGTATAGGCTTTTTTTTTTGAGCCTTCCACGAGTGGGAGGTTAGGGGTTTGGTTTTTTACACCTACTATCTTGAGCCCCGTAATGGTTTCTACTTGTTCGGGGTCAAAATCATAATAAACACCTAATGTATCTACCATCTTACAAAACTTCTCGGCTGTTAGGGGCTCTTCGTCGTCCCACTCAAAACGCAAGTCTTTTAAAGGCGCATAGGCGGGTGAGAGCTTCACCAACAGTGGTATGAGCTTCTTATTGATAATATGCTTTACAAGCAGTTTGTCGCTTTGAAAGCGGTAGGAAGCCAGCTCAAACTGCACCTCTACCGAGCCGACAAAGCCTTTCTCATCGGTGAGACCTGTACCCCCTAAAAAGCGTTTAGAGATTTCGTTATCGGCACGCTTTATCAGAGTATCAAAAACTCCCTCACTATTGTTTAAAGAAATGCTTGGTACTTCAAACTTTTCATTGCCACGCCCTACCATAAAGGCATTGCGTTTGAAGTTGGTAGCCATTTCAAAGAGTTCATTAAGGCGTGTATCGTCTTCTCTTTCTGTAGTAATAAACAGAGGAGGCACGCCGTACTTTTCAATAAAGTCCAACCACGAGCCTAAGCCAAGTTTTTTAGCTAAGATAATAGGAGCTGCCAAAGCATATTGCCCTAAATCGTTGTAGTCCTTGCCCACTTGAATATAGAAGTTAGCGAGGTTACCCTCTTTGTAGGGGGTGCCTGTAGTGTCGCCTGCTTCTTTCAGTACAATACCCTTGAGAGGGTTGAAGTAGGGTTGCTCTATTTCGGTTACTTCGGTAAGCTCGCCGTTCTCATCGGTATTGAACAGCTCAATAAGGGTAGTACCTTGAAACTTACTCATCAGTACGAGTTTGATAAAGTCTTGAAACCACATTGTTTCCAAAAGCTCTTTAGCCTCCTCGTTGCGTTCTTTCTTAGTGTTCACCAATCGAAAAGGTGACTGTTGTGTTTTGGCAATACGGCTTTCAATCACTGAGCCAAGATGGTTGTCCTGCTCTAAGTTGTCGTATAGTTGGCTTAGCTTTAGCTTTTCAGGGTTATCGGGGTTGGTAGCGAGCATTACTCCCATTTTCCAATCGTTAAGGGTTTCCACCCGCAACATTTTGGCTTGGTAACTGATGTTTTGTGATGGTGCACTATTGCTACGCCCCGCCAAGGCTACCTTAAGCATTGTGAAGGGAGCTTTAGCCACAAAATAGGCTTGCACGCGGTTATAGGCTTTTTGTAAGATATTCATTGGTTATTAGATATAAAAGTCGTTGTTAGTAAGGTTACCATAGAGGAAGCGTGCGCTGCTTCCCTTTTGCTCATTGGTAGGAGGTTTGGGCAAGTCTTCCAATATATAAATACCTTTAGATAACTTGTCTAAAAGTGCTTCAGCCCATTCCTTTTGTTTCTCGGTATTGCTATTTGGGTTATACTTGCGGTAGGCGTTACGTGAGAAAACATCGTGCAACACCAAGAAGGTAAGCATACGCCCTAATAAATCGTTATAGATAGGAGCATTAGGGTCAAATATTTTCTCTACATCGTAAAAGCGTTTTAAAAGCGTTTTAAAAATAGCGATATGCTCGGCTTCGCTATCAGTCAGGGCTTGCTCAAAGTCTTTGCTACTCTCATCAATTGCCCTCTCAAAGGCTTTGGATATAAGGTTTTCTTTTCGGATATAATACATAATTTCACCAGCGATTAAAGGTTTTCATTTTGCCCATTAGCACTTTAAAGCTATTGTTAGGCATATAGGCTTCCAGGTCGGTAGTACATATTTGGTGGGCATCAGGCCAGTCGTCGTGGGTTTTATACTGGGGTTCTATACTCTTGAGTTGTCCTGTCCCCGTTTGCATATCTACTGAGCCTTTAAGGGCTTCATTGTAGAAGACACGCCCATTCTGATAGTAAGGCTGCATACTCATAATACGGTCTATCTTACGAGTCTTATCCAAGGTACGCTTGGTAAGGTTGAGGGTAATGCCTGTTTCCTTTTCCACCTCTCGAATGGTTCGCTGTACCTCATCGTTCCAAAACTGGGCTTCGTACTGCCAATGTACCACTACCCCTGCAGGTAGGTGCTTTTGAAACTGACACATCCATTCTACAGCAGTCCGCATTTTTGTCTGCCTACAAAAGGTGTCAATCACGTAGAACTTACGCTCTCTAATACCCTGTACCACTACCGCATTGTAGTCACTGGTGGCATTGCCTGCGTAGGCAATATCCCAATGCCCGATGATATACTCCATAGTGCGAAGTTGGGGGAGTTTTACCCATTGGAATTGCTCCTCTTTAAAAATCACCCCCTCAATGTAGGGACTATTGTTATACTCGGCATTAGCAGCTAATTCACCTATGCCGTCTGCACCATACACCAACTCATAGAAGTAGGTATCATCATATTTACCCACCCACGTAGGGGCGTAGGTTACAGGGTCATAAGCGTTTACTTGGTGTACCTTCCACTTAGGGTGCTTGTCCTGTAGCATTGTTTGTATCATCACGGGGGCAAAGCGGTTATTTGCTTGCACAAAACGGCGATACTTGCCGTCCATAGTAGGAATAAGAGCGGTATCTATCCACTTTACTACCTCCTCTTGTCGGCGTGGGTTCTTGTTAATTTCCTTATCCTCCAAGTCGTCAGCTACGATAAAGGTAGGGCGTTTGTTTTTCACTCGTAACCCACGTGTATTTTGTCCCATACCAAGGGCTTGTCCTATAAAGCCCCCTTTGGTGATAAAGAAGCCGTCTTCCCAAGTGCCCAGCTGTTTTTGCTCACCAAAGTCGGCAAGGATACGCGGGTTGGCTTCAAACTCTGCCTTAATATCCTCCAACAGCTGCTCGGCACGTTCATAGCTATTACCAATAATCACCAAGTACATAGGTTCGTCTTGTAACCACAGCCAAAAGGGCAGAAATATATCATTCCACACCGATTTAGCAAGCGCACGCCCCCATTGGCAAAAACCTTTAAAAGTAGGGTTCTTTTGTACCATTTTAGCCCATTCTATTTGGAAGTCAGCGCAAGGAGCATCGGCATAGTGAGGGAAGTAGCGTTCCACCATTAGTCGCGGGTTATTACGGCACGCCTCTATATTTGCCTTGCGCTCCTCAGCGGTTTCGTTAGCAAAGCGTGCCCCTGCACTTTTGGCAAAGGCTATCTTTTGTAAGTACCGCTCTTTGGCGATTTTGTCTTCTACTTTCATTGCTTAAAACTTTTTATCGGCAACCTCGTGCAGGTGTTCTTCTTGAAAATCTAAAGTAAGTATATAGAGTTTCTCATCTTTGAGGCGCAAGGCTTCGAAGATACTCTCCATTACTTCTATATATATCGAAAGGGTTATTTTAGTACCCTTGATAAGGTTCTCAATACGCTTATTCCACTTAGCAATAGCATCGTCAATCGAGGCACATTCTTTACGGAGTTCTAATAGTTCTTTCTGTAGGTTGCTTTCCTCGTCCTTATCGGCATATTTTAGTTCAGCTTCTTTTTCCTTTATCTGTTCAATCACCTGCAAACGACGGTCAGTAAGCGAGTCCACAACCAACTGGGTACGCTCTATACGCTCTTTGCCCGAATTAGCTTTAGCATCGCGTATTTTGCGCCATTCTCCCTCAGTCGCCCAACGGTCTACGGTACGCTTATTAACACTGAGTTGCCCCGCAATCTCTTCAGAAGATTTACCTTGCTCAATGAATAAGATACGTGCTGATTTTTTCTCTATTTCTTTTGCCATACTTCATTTTTAATAATGCAAAGTTCCACAATGCCCCTAATGTATGAAAATTGCCATTCCAAAATAGGTCGGATTTACTGCCTATTATAGGTCAGATTTACTGCCTATTTTGGTATACCAATTTGCAAGCCTGCCCCCTTCTTTGGAATTTTGCACCGCAGAGAGCCTTTGCAGGCAATTAGTTTTGAATAAACAATGAATAAACAAACAAAAGGACATAGCATAGCCAAGATAAACGCCCAAGCAGGAGTATTAGAGCTCAGCATTACGGGTGTAATATACTATGGGTGGACAGCCTCTGACTTTCGTTATGAGGTTGATAAAGCCCTTAAACAAGGAATTACTACAGCTACCGTATATCTCAATACACTTGGGGGCTCTGTGTATGAAGCCTCCGAAATTGTTAATCAGCTCAAGCGAATGAGTAGTGTAACCATTACCGCAGGTGCCTTGGTAGCTTCTGCAGGCACGTATATAATGGCACATTTCCCTGCCAAAGCCTACAAGAGTTCGCAGTTTATGATACACAAACCGATGACTTCCTTTGAGGGAAATATTGACCAGCTTAAAGCCGAAGAAAAACACCTCGAAAACCTCACCACTCAATACAGAGAAGTCTATGCCAGCCGTTTTGGAAAAACCACTGAAGAGATAGACCAGCTATGGCAACAAGACTATTGGCTTAACGCTACCGAAGCTCAAGAATTAGGGCTCATCACCGAAATTACAGACGGAGAACCCGAAATAACCACAGAAACCATTGCAATGATGCAAGCCTGTGGCTGTAAGTACCTGCCTACACCCAACACTGTAACAAACTCAAAAAACATAATTCCAATGGACAAAAACGAGCTTATCTCCGCCCTCGGTATGGCAACCAATGCCACCGATGAGCAAATCAAAGAGCGTATTGCTGCTCTCAAACAACACGAGGCGCAAAGCAAAGCTGAAAGCACCGCCCGTGCCGAAAAGTTAATCAATAAGGCTATCCTTGACAAAAAAATAGCCGCTGACAAAAAAGACTTGTACGTAGGCTTAGCTGTTGCCGATTACGACAAAACCGCCGCCCTCTTAGAGGATATAGAAGCTCCAAAACCCGCTTCTCAGTCTATTCAACATTCCAATACCGTTGCAACCGACAAAAACACTTGGACAATGAACGACTACCTCACCAAGGACCCGCAAGCCTTAGAAGAGTTAATGGTCTCTGACCCTCAAAAGGTGAGAGAACTCAACACTATGTATCAACAACAAAAAAACAAGTAGAAAATGCCAATTAAAAGCGAAACATTACCCCTAAAAAATGAGCTAGCTGTAACAGAGCTCATCACACAATTCAGACACGAGCACTCTTGGCTCGGTGCCGTAAAATCCAAACCCGAATGGGTAGGTAACGATGTTATCAAAATCCCTGTACGTGGTATTGCCCCTAAAGTGCTTATCAATAACACGGTATACCCCATTGCTTCTCACAAAAGAGAAGACGGCAAGGTGATTATCTCACTCAATAAGTACGAGACCGAGAATACTGAGGTAACTACTGATGAGCTTTATGCATTACCTTATGAGAAGGTAAGTGATGTACAAGTACAGCATCGTGAAACCTTAGAAGACAAAACAGCTGAGCACGCTATAGTTTCTATTGCTCCTCAGAAAAACACCGACAAAACACCCGTAATAACCACTACAGGTGAAGATGACGGAACAGGACGCAAACGATTGACAGCAAAGGACTTAATAGCTCTTAAAAAGAAATTGGACAAACTCAAGGTGCCACGTATAGGGCGTGTATTGGTATTGTGTTCAGACCACATCGCCGACTTGCTCATTGAAGATTTGAGTCTTAAAACCCGTTACCAAGATGCCAATGGCGGTAAAATAGCCAGCAACTACTACGGTTTTGAAATCTACGAGAGTACTTATGCCCCTACCTACCACAACGGCGAAAAAGAAGCCTTCGGTACAGTAGCTCAAGGCAAGGAAGCCTCTGTTGTTTTCCATAAAAACTACACCGTAAAAGCTCCTGGCAGTGCTGTGCGTTACGCTATTGAAAAAGAAAAGAACCCCAGTGGTCGTAGCAATGAAATAGGCTTTGAAATGCACTTCGTATGTGTAGCAATCAAAGACGAAGGTACAGCGGCTATCATTAGCGGTAGTTAATAAATGGGGTGTGCCCGTAAGCTCACCCCTTATTTTAAAAACTTTTTAAACCCAATTTAAACAATGGAAAATCCAAAAACATACGCACAGCTGTTAGCTATTGCCTTAGAGGTAATGCAAGACAATGACCTCGACGAAGTCTATGCCACCGAAGACGGACAAGTGTTCTATGAAGAGAATCGTGCTAAGCTCCACGCTTCTAACATTGAAAGCAAGGTGTATAGCTTTGATAACAAAAAATCCAAAAAAAGAGCCAAAGGAGGTAAAACAGGAACTACTGAAGTAGAAGAGTTTAGCCTGCAAGACGAAAAAGCAGGTGAAGAGCCTACTAAAGAAGACGAAGAAACAAAAATTAAATAACAATGGGACAACTCAAAGGATTTACACTTAAGAAAGCAGAAGGAGGCTTAGGTCGCATAGCTTCTACCAAAGATAATTTGTTTTTAGTAGTAGCTGCAATGGCTGTAACAGGAACGCAACTCACTCACGGTGAGGCTAAGTCTATTATTCAGTTAAAGGATGCAGAGGCATTGGGTATTACTGAGAGCTTCGATGCAAACCAAAAAGTACTTACTCACTATCACCTATCGGAAATCTTCCGTTTAGCCCCCGAAAGCCAAATCATCTTGCTACCTGTAGCAGTAGGCAAAATGCAGGATAGTACGGCACAGATAGTAAAAACTATCCGTGCTAACAAGCAAATTAAAGGAGTAGGGCTCTTTGGCTTTACCAATGACCTTTCCACCATTGCCAGCGATGTAGAAGATTTGCAAACGCAAATCGTAGAAGCCGTAAAACCAGACGGTATTCTCATTGATTTTGTGCTTATAGAAGGCAAAGGCAAAGAGGGCTTAGAGGTAAATAACTTTGCTGACCTCAAAGAAAAGAATGCCCCACAGGTATCGGTAATAATTGCCCAAGACAAAGGTATTGCCACTATAGATGAGGTTTACAAGTACCACGCCAGTGTAGGTAGTGCTTTGGGTATGTTATCGGTGCGAAATGTTAGTGAAAATTTAGGTTCTGTAGATATTGAAAGCAAACCCGAAAATGCCAAAGGTGGCAATACCTACCCTCTTACCGATGAGGGGAAAAAACGCTACATCAGTGGAGGTATTTCCACAGGGCAAAGTGCGGAGGAACTTAGCAATGAGCAGCTAAAACTACTCAATGACAAAGGGTACATTTTGGCAGGACAATATGCCGATATGGCAGGCTTTTTCCTCTCCAACTCTCCTACCTGCGTGAGTAAGTCGTCTGACTATACCTATATTGAAAACAATAGGGTGTGGAACAAAGCAGCTCGCTTAGTAAGACAAACCCTCTCACCACGCATCAAAAGTAAGCTGCCTAAAAACCCACAAACGGGCTACCTTAAAGATAGTATCGTTACCTCCTTACAGGAACTCGCGGGCAAAGCCATTGAAAGGCAAATGGTAGTAACAGGCGAAATTAGCGGTTATGCAGTAAGCATTGACGCTAAGCAAACGGTAACAGAGCAAACACCTTTAAAGGTGAAAATACGCCTTGTTCCCGATGATATACTACACGCTATTGAGGGCGAAATTGGTTTAACATCTAATTTATAACACTATGCCAAAGAATACCAATGTAATTAACCACTTCGGCAAACTAAAAGGCTGGAACAGTGTAACATTCAATCTTTTAGGGCGTGATGTGGTAGGTATTACCGAAATTAGCTATTCGGATAGTACCAAGAAGTCAAATATTATGGGGGCAGGAGGCTTCCCTGTAGGGCGTACTGAGGAGAACTACGAGGCTAAGGCTTCAATTACCCTCCTTGTAGAAGAGGTGGACGGTATGCGCCGTTCGCTTCCCAAAGGAACACGCTTGCAAGATATTGAGCCTTTCGACATTCCTGTCATCTATGAAACCCCCAGCGGACTTATCGTTAAAGATGTGATACGCAATGCCGAGTTTTTGGGCACTGAAATGGAAATCAAACAAGGCGATGGCTCTATTGCTATCAAGTTTGAGCTGATTGTAAGCCATATTGACTGGGATATTTAATAACCTTTTAAAAGCTGTTTAAAAATGAAAAAATACACTGAAGCCGATATTGAAGACTATAAAGCTAAGTATCCTAATGTGGTGAGAGAGATTGCCATCTACCCATCGGGCACTACCTTTACCAAAGAGGGCGAAGCCAGCGAAGAGCCTGCTTACTTTTTAGTAAAGAAGCCTAATAAAAACCTCTTGTCCTTGGTAACTTCCAAAGAGTACCAAGAGCACCCCGACAAAGCCAACGATGCAATTGTAAAGAATTGCGTGCTTGCGGGCGATATGGAGTGGATGGAGAACGATGCTTCTATCTATATGGGACTCATTACCGAACTGAGTAAGCTGCTCAAAAGTTCGAAAGTTGCCTTAAAAAAAGTGTAGAGTCGTCGCTGCTATCCTTAGAAGCGTACGACTTTATAGAGGGTATTGACGCACTACTCCGTGCTAATGGGCAACATCCCGAAACAATGAATGACAAAGAGTGGCAAGAGCAGTTTAAAGCCCTTGATTTTAAAATGAAGTGCCAAGAGCAAATATTTTACCGAGCCGTGAAGCGCGCCTTGGTGGAGGTGCTCAACGAAATTAGTAAACAGTCGAACCCTTAACCCTATACCGAAGTGAATCACACCACTACTTGGACGTTTGAAGCCAATGACAACGTATCGGAAACCCTTCACGAGGCACAAGAGAATGTGCAGCGTGCCACTGAGGGTATGCGACAAAGTTGGCAATCCTTGGTGAGCAACTTGCGACCTATTGATTGGCAAGCAGCTACTGAGGGATTTCAACGCTTTACGGGACTCTTTTCCGCTTCTGCACAAGTAGGAGCAGACTATGAGAAATCACTTTTAGATGTAGCCGCTATTACAGGGATTACGGGGGACGACTTAGATAATTTGGGTGCAAAAGCACGCAACCTCGCTAAAGAATTTGGAGGTTCAGCTTCTGATAATCTTGCTACCTTTCAAACCATACTCTCACGCTTAGGTCCTCAGATAGGCGAAAGCGATGAGGCGCTTGCCAAAATGGGAAGCTATGCCAATACACTTGCCAAAACTATGGGAGGCGATGTAGTAGGAGCTACTGATGCGCTTACTACTTCAATGTTGCAGTTCAAAGTAAATTTGGATGACCCCATAGCTGCCGCAGGCGAAATGGAGCGAATGATGAACGTAATGGCAGCAGGAGCTAAAGAAGGCGCTGCCGAAGTACCCCAAATAGCCCAAGCCCTCGTACAAGCAGGAGGAGCCGCTAAGCTCTCTAATGTAAGCTTTGAAGAGACGAATGCCGCCCTACAAGCCCTTGCCCAATCGGGCAAATACGGAGCTGAAGCAGGGGTAGGACTTAGAAACGTACTTATTAAAATGAATGCGCCCTCAGCCCTCTCCAAAGAGGCTACTAATATGCTTGCCACCTATGGGGTGAATATGCAAAAGGTCTCAGATACTACGGTACCTTTTGCCGAGCGTCTCAAAGAGTTGCAGAAGATAGGACAAAATACCGATGCTTTGGCTGCCGTATTTGGAGCCGAAAATATACAAGCTGCCCAAGGGCTTATCAATACTGCACAAGCTCAAGCAGAACTTACCCAGCAAATCAGCGGTACTAATGTAGCTACCGAGCAGGCTTCTATCGTAATGAGCGGTTGGAGTGAGTGGATGGGGCGTTGTAAAGCGTGGTTAGACGACTTGAAAATAGGTTCGTTCTCTTTTACCAAGGTGCTTGGTGTAGTAGGTGATAGCTTAGGAGGCGTAGTGAGCGTATTGGGTGATATGGGTTCTGCTTATTCAGGACTTGCTCCTGTACTCAAAGGAGTAGGAGCTTGGCTTAGGCAAACAGTTGTAGCACAAAAGTTATTAGTAGTGTGGACAAAAGTAGTTACTGCAGTGCAATGGCTTTGGAATGCAGCGATGACTGCTAACCCTATCGGTATTATCATCGTTGCTATTGGTGCTTTGGTGGCTGGTATTGTGTGGCTTGCTAACAAAGTTAGCGGTTGGGGTGAAGCGTGGAAACATACGTGGGAGGGTGCAAAGCTCCTTTTTCGAGGCTTTATTGCTTATATAGAAATGGGCTGGACAACTCTTATCAACGGCTTAATGATAGGGCTTAATAAGATAAAAGAAGGTTGGTACAGGTTCAAGAATGCCGTAGGCTTAGGAGATGAGGCAGAGAACAACAAAATGCTCGCCCAAATCAATGAAGATACCGAAAAGCGCAAGCAGGCTATTATTGATAGTGCTAAAAAAGTACAAGAGACGACGCTTGCTGCCAAAGAGGAATTTATAAAAGCGGGGAAATCGCTCAAGTGGAACAAAGAGGAAGAGAAAAAAGAAAATACCGAATCCCCTAAAGCAGGCAATCTTTCTGCAAGCTCGGCTATTGGAGGAGGTGCAAGTTCTAACCCTATCACCCCTACTAAAGGTGGCAAAGAAGGAGGTAGGGAAGGAACGATGAGCGTAGCAGGTAGTGGCGGGAGTAGCAAGACTATCACCATTAACATCACTATGAACAACAGCTTCCCTATTGATAAGACCATTGGTAGCAAAGAAAATGCAGCTAATGGAGTGATTAGCAAAATCAACGACCGAATGCGCGATGCCTTAGTAACCTTATAGATATGAAGGATATAGTAATAGACGAACATAACGACTTAGAGATTATAGCAGGCGATTTTAGCATTGACAACAGCCTCCTGCAAGAGGTTGGATTTATTCTACAAAGTCAGCAAGGCAATTGGAAGTCCGACCCTTTAGTGGGAGCGAATATGGTAGAACTTGTTAAAGGTAAGCATAACCGCACGGCTGTAGAGAAACGTATTAAGATACAGTTAGAGAGAGACGGCAAAGACTATGATGCTATTAAGAAACTATTAAAGCTACATATAGATAATGGATAACCGCTATAACATATCACAACTCTTTAAGTTGGCTTTTGGCACTAACCTGCCCGTGTACTTCACCGTACCTATAGGAAAAGAGCCAGCCGACACAGCTGAGTATGGCAGTATCCGCACTGTAGAAAGAGAGGAAGCTATGCGGCTATCCAAACTCGGTACGCCCATTGTTTTTCCAGTGAAGTTTACCGCAGGCAGTTACAAGTTCTATGACTACCAAAGTAAGATAGTAGAGAAGCAGTTAGCCGACTTTTGGTTGCCTCCTGCTACTATGGTAGATTTTTCGAGAGTAAAGAATATAAGTCGTACAGATGTAATAGGTGGCAATGGTACTGTTAAGGAAATCTATGGCTTTGACGATTGGCAGATACGTATTCGCACGGTGTGCCACAACGATGAGCTAACCGCACGAGAGTACGAAAAACGCCTTATAGAATGGTCGGAGGTGATACAATCTATCTCGGTAGAAGGCGACCTTTTTGGGTGGAAAAACATTCACAACCTCGTGATTGAAAGCATTGATATACGCAGCTTGGAGGGTGCTCCTAACATAATCCCCATAGAGCTAAATTGCATTAGTGACGAACCTTTTGAACTTATTTACCGCCTATGACCTTAGCCATTGAAGTAGCCATTATCTTTTACCCTAAGCGGGGCACACCCTTTAAGGTGCAAAAAGTTTCAGCCATTGAGATTGAAAGTTCGTGGAAAATGCTCACCGATACGGCAAGCGTGGTACTACCCCGCAATGTAGGTGATTTTGATAAGCAGAAAGTACGAGAACTCTTTGCCGTAGGTGACAAAGTAGTGATACAAATGGGCTACAACGGTGAGCTCTTGCAGGAGTTCGAGGGCTTCATTACCCAAGTATCAGCAGACTTTCCTATCACTATTAGCCTTAGCGATGCAATGTGGAAGCTACGCCAGTTGCCCGTCAATTACGTGTCGGCAAAGGCAAGTCTAAAAACATTCCTCACCGAAGTAGTGAAAGACTACCCCTTAGAAGTAGAAGATATAAGCCTTGGTGCAGTACGCTTTAGCAATACCACACTGGGTGCGGTGTTGGACAAACTCCAAAAAGACTGGTCAATATACAGCTTTATCCGTGCGGGCAAACTCACTATAGCCAAGCCTTATTCAGATGTAAAAGTAAGTGGTGAGATGAAGCATTTCGACTTAGAACGCAATTGCACCGAGAATAACCTTAAGTACCTAAGCAAAGAAGAGCGCACCATAAAGATTATAGGCACCTCATCCTTTGGCAAAGGCAGACGCCTAAAATACGAGTTTGGCGATGAGAACCCTAAAACGACCTTAAAAATGACTTGGCACGTAAGTAGCCAAGCTGAACTTGAAAAGGAAGTAAAGCGACTATATGAGCTACACAAGTGCGAGGGTTTTGAGGGGAGTTTTACCACTTATGGCACCCCCTCCGTACAGCACGGCGAGAAGATACGCCTAAGCTCCACCCTCTACCCCGATAGACACGGTGAGTACTATGTAGATAGAGTAAAGAAGAGTATTAGCAACGCCCAATATAGGCAGGAAATAGAAATTAGTGGTAGTACATTATGAACGAGATAGACGAGTTTGACATATTGCTTTCCGAAAAGATAAAGAAAGCTATCCCTCAAGTGCTACAATGGGCAACAGTAACCTCTGTAGATTGGCAGGGAAAAACCTGCGAAGCTACCGATTTAGATACGAAACTGCCTTTTTTAAACATAGCACTCGGCATAGGAGGAATGTATATTAAACCAAAAGTAGGAAGTCTTATCCTTGTGGGTATGGTAGAAAATAATGAAGGTCAGCCCTTTTTGCTCAATGCTCAAGAGGTAGAAGCATACGAACTGAAAGCAGATAATTTCACCATACACAACGAAACGATAGACTTTAAAACCCTTTTAAACGACCTTTTAACAGAACTTAAAAACGCTATCATTCAAACCCCTTCAGGACCTGGCAACTTTGCCCCGAATAATGTAGTGAAGTTTGAAGAGATTAACAACAAAATAAACCAACTATGGCACTAAACAAACAAGCCCTAAAACAAGGCATTATCGCCCTTCAGCAGGAGATGCTTACCAAAACCGATAACAGTATAGAAGAGTATGCCGAACGCTTAGCCTCACTTATTCACGACTTTGTTAAAAGTGGTGAGGTAACAGTGCAAGCAGGAATCACCCTACAAGCAGGGGCTTATACGGGTGCCACGACCAGTACAGGAACGGGAACCATAAGCTAAAAAATAAACTAACAACGATGACAAAACTCAATTACATTTTACAAGGATTTGGATTTAGGGATAGCAAAGACTTCCTACACTCTTCCTTTGGTCACACCTTTTCAGCTCTTTTTATCAAGATGGACGTTATACTCTCCTTTTTGTTTGCCACTGTGCATTTTCTCTTTGGTTTCAACCACCTATTCCTTACCGCTTATGTGGTATTACTCATTTTTGAATGGATAACGGGGGTACAAGCCTCACGAAAGCGAGGCGAAAAGCACGAGAGTCGCAAATTTGGACGTATGCTCTTAAAAATAGCTACCTATCTTGTGCCTATCTATATACTGCATACCTTCTCGGCTAATGTAGAGTTCCCAAGTCTTGGAGGTTTTGAGTTCGACCCCTTTCACTGGCTCTATTGGGTAATGCTCATTGCCATTATATGGCAATTAGTAGTGAGCCTCTTGGAGAACTTAGACAGCTTAGGCTTTCGCTTCGCTAAAGTACTGCTCAAGATAATCAATAAGAAGTTCTATAAGACTTTTGAATTAGAAGAAGAGCCTCACGGGCAATTAAATAACCAAGATAATGGAGATAACAGTCCTACATAATCAAAGCCTACTTGACCTCGCTCTACAACACACGGGCACGATAGAAAGTATCTTTGAGTTTGCTGAAGCCAACACCCTCAACATCACCGATGATGTAGTGGCAGGCAAAATATTAGCACTACCCGCTGAAGCGTTCACTAACAGAGATATTTTAGCCTACTACACCGCTAAGAACTTACAGCCCGCGACAGCCTTTACCAAAGAAGATGAACAAGTGTTTGAACGACAAGAAGGTATTAGTATATGGGCTATTAACTTAGATTTTATAGTAACAAAAGATTATTTTCTACCACAATAACTTATGGCAAGAAGTATTCAAGATATTCAGCAACTCATCTACGCTCAAAAGGCGCAAGAACCCGCATTGGGAAACCTAAACAGCACCTCCAAAGTAGCTATATGGCGGCTGTGGGTATATATTATCTCGGTGGCTATATGGAGTTTGGAGAAGCTTTTCGATTTACATAGGACAGATATTGATAAACGCCTTACGGAATTAAAACCTCATACTGCACGCTGGTATAGAAGTAAAGCCCTTGCCTTTCAGTATGGTTATTACCTCGCTCACGACAGTGATAAATACAATAATCAATGGTTAACAGATGAGCAGATAGAGGCGAGTAAGATTATAAAATACTCAGCAGTGGTGGAGAGCAAGAACGAGGGTAGGCTTATAGTTAAAATAGCAGGTGAACACGGCGACACCTTGCAACCTATTACCGATGCCCAACGGCAGAGTTTTGAAGCCTATTTACAAGAGATAAAAGATGCCGGCGTACGCCTCTCGGTAGTAAATTATCAGCCAGATATACTGCATCTGCAAATGAAAATCATCTATGACCCTTTGGTGCTTGATAGTAATGGACAAAGTATTACCAAAGCAACCAAACCAGTAGAAGAGACTATAATAAGCTACCTCAAACGCTTACCCTTTAACGGTGAACTCGTATTAGCACACCTTATTGATGCGCTCCAACAAGCCGAAGGAGTAAAGATACCGCACTTAGTTCTCGCCCAAAGCAAAAACATCACCAGCGGTGGAGGCTACGGAGCCTTTGAAACAATAGAGATAAGCAAAATACCCACTGCAGGCTACTTTACCATTGATAACTTTAATGATATAACCTACGTTAGCAATGTATAATTTAAATATCGACAAACTGCTTGTACTGCTAACACCTACCTTCCTACGCAAGCCGAAGATGGTAGCGTGGTTACGTGCGTTGGCAATACCCTTGCATAAACTGCTGTACGACTTTCAGCAAGCCCGCGAATCTGACTTATACAACTTGGCACATAACAGCCAAGTATGCTATTTGCGTAAATCTCTTAATGATGAGTTTGACAAGGTGAAAAGGGAGATTAATATCGAGGATGGAAAACAGAATGCACGCCTCTATACCTACCCTCGCAGTGCCAACAAACCACTGTACTTAGGTAAAGTATATCTCTACCAACGCGGTAGTTATATTGATGGAGGCGTGGACTTCGTAGTAGTACTCCCACGAGATTTAGAATACGACTTCTACAAGCTCGAAGCCCTCGTAAACTTCTATAAACTCGCTGGTAAAAGATGGACAATAAGAATTAAATAAAATGAATAAATTAAACCTAACACACGAGGCAGGCTATCCTTTTGATGTAAATTTTTTGGCATTTATGCAAAACGCCTATAGCCTATTTAATCATCTGGGACACCTTGCCGGCAACCTTGCTATTATATCGGGATGTGAGCAGACAGGTAATACCATAGCAGCAGGTACAGTCTTCATAAATGGAGAACTGCTACCCTTTGAAGGAGGAGCGAAGAGTGACAGTATATTTATCAAAGAAGTAACCAACGAAGTAACCTTTGAAGACGGCTTCCTCCGTCCCTTAGAGACTATCCGTACAGTCACTTTTGGTAGGTCTACCCCCGAAAAGACTTTCAATTGGGAAGACTTTCAACGAGTTACTAACCTCCAAGATTTAGGCAAAAATAAAGCTGAAAACAAAGCCCTTAAAGAGTTAAAAGATGAAGTAGAAAAACTCAAAAAACAAAAACAAGCGGTGCCCATAGGTCTGATTGCCTTATGGGGCAAACCAGCGAATGAAATACCCGCAGGCTGGAGGGAATACGTGAACTTACGAGGTAGAATGCCTGTAGGTTTCGATCCCGATTATTTAAAGACAAAAGATGACTCGCAAGACTACCAATTTAATAGTTTGTTAAAGTCTGGTGGAGAACGCTCTCATAGACTCACCATATCCGAAATGCCTTTGCACACTCACAATTACAATGATATATATTATTCAGAGGCCTGGGGGAGTGTATATATACCAGGCAATATAGGATCAGAAGAAACAGACTATGATAACAAGGGATATGATATGACGCGTACCTCGGCAGGTACGGGTGGCGACCAGCCTCACAACAATATGCCTCCATACCGAGTAGTACAGTTTATCGAATACGTAGGATTTTAATTCGAAAACAAATATTTATGACAACAATAGAAACATTAAAGCAATGGTTTTCTAACCTTAAAAAACCAACGCAAGAGCAGTTTTGGGCTTGGTTAGATAGTTTTTGGCACAAGAGCGAGAAGATACCAATGGAAAGCGTAGAAGGCTTGGATAAACTCGTAGAAGGTACAGCTTCAGCTGAACAATTGAGCAATCACCTAAACGACAGCAATGCTCACAAAACCTTATTCGACAAAAAAGTAGATAAGGTAGAGGGGAGAGAATTAAGTTCTAATGACTTTACTAATGAATATAAAAAGAAGTTAGACACTCTGCAACCTATTGACACTTCAAAGCTATTGCCCAAAGGTAACTTCACAGGTACTGCACAAGACTTAAAAAAACAGATTGATGATAAAGCTGACAAGAATCACACACATAAATGGAGTGAGATAGAGGAGAAGCCATCTATTCCTTCTGAAGAAAATTTTTGGAAAAGTAATATTGGAGAAATTGAAATTTCTAATGAAAATAAAGGAGGAAGGCAATCGGGTTCATATAATTTCTATGGAGGTCAAGGTATTTTACTAAGTTTTAGAGGAGGTGGAAATATTACATCTTTAGAAATTTGCAAGAAGTCTTTAAATAAATATGTAAATCACCGTCTTTTAGTGAGAGCGTCCGATGAAAATAATGAATTTCCAGATGAGGGAGAATGGGAAGAATTAGCTTGGTATTCCGATACTAAAAGGTTAGGATATATTGCATTTGAGTATCGTCCTATTGAACCTGGAACTACTTACGGAATTTCTGCTTCTGAAGAGGGTAACTTTGGAAAAATGTTGTATATTGAATCTCCCTGCTACATTGATGTAGACCATTTGAAAGATACATTAGCTTGTCTGCAGTATTTTAAGACTTTTGATGAAGGAGAGATTACCTTACGGAGTACAAGAAACAGAGTAGAAATTGTCTACCTTACAGAAGATTCTATATGTAATGGGAAAACAGGAAGTAGGATATATCTATACGCTTTTAAAGATAAAGTATATGTTGAAATCATAAATCTTAAATAGAACTAAATGAAAAAAAGCACCCGCAACATCCGTTACTTAGTAGTTCACTGTTCCGCTACCCCAGAAGGGAGAGACCACACTGCCAAAGACATAGACCTTTGGCATAAAAAACGAGGCTTTAACGAAATTGGCTACAATTACATCGTCCGCCTCGACGGCACCATAGAACTCGGCAGAGATGTCAATAAGATACCTGCCCACGTAACCAACCACAATAAGGATAGCATCGGTATATGTTACATTGGAGGGATAGATAAAAACACTCTCCAACCTAAAGACACTCGCACACCTGCGCAGAAGGAAGCCTTAAAGAAGCTCCTCACCGAGCTTAGAGCCCTCTACCCAGAAGCTGAAATATTAGGTCATAGAGACTTCCCAGGAGTAGCCAAAGCCTGCCCGTGCTTCAACGCCAAAGACGAATATAAAACCATTAGCAAATGAGAAAATTAGCCCTATTACTATTAGCATTTCTCAACCTTATAGGTTGCAGAACTAAAAAAGTAGAAACCTACACACAAAGGCAAGTACAGAAAGAACACTTTATCACCAATAAAGATAGCTCCCAGCTCTTTGTTCAGCAGTCTCTCAAGTCTGAATGGTCTGACCTGTCCGCCACGTCTTTCGAGATTGAACTCGAAAATGACAAAGACAGCCTCGGCAATGCTAAAGAACTCACCTATACCCGCACTCGGGACGGCAATAGTGAGACTATAAGGGTACGCAATGGCAAGGTAAAGATTAAAGCTATCAGAGCCCATTCTAAGAGCTTACAGCAAGCTGATACTACTCTTTATAAGCAATCCTACGCAAGTGCTCAAACTGAAGTTCGAAAGCACGAAATACAGCAAGCTGGGCAAATACGAAAGCACTCCCAAAGTACACCATTAAGGTATATTCTTTGGTTGTTATTGCTCGTAGTCTTAGTTTATGTATATTGGAGATATAAGCCATTTCGGTGGAAGATTTAAACAGCTTTTAAATGAAGTTTAAACTGCTAAAAAGGAGGACAGCAGTATAAAAATGCCCTCCGCTTTTCTACTAAGTTCCCCAACTTATCATAGAAACATCAGCACGCTGACTGCGGAGGACAAATAAGTCTTCTGTGTCAGCGTGCTTTTTGCTTCTTATAAGTTGGGGATTACAAAAGTATAACAATTTTCTTAATTAGCAAATTTAATGATAGAAAAAAAATGAAAAATCACACTACATCACCCCTTCCTTTTCAAGGGCAAAAGAGAAAATTCGTCAAACACTTCAAAGAAGCCCTAAAACACTTCCCCGCTAACGCCACCTACATCGACCTATTCGGTGGTTCAGGCTTGCTCTCCCACACCGTCAAAACCACTCATCCCAACGCCCGCGTAATATGGAACGATTATGATGACTTCGCTCACCGATTGGCACTCATACCCACCACTAACGAAATCATCGCCAAATTGCGTCCAATTGTTGCAAATTACCCCAAAGGCACACGTATTAACGAACTCAAGCCCGTGATATTAGAAGTCCTCCGCCAATACCCGCCCGAAGCCTTAGATTATATTACCCTTTCTGCTAATCTCCTTTTCAGCGGCAAGTACGCCACCAGCTTGGAAGCCCTTTCCAAAGATGGATTCTATGCTAAAGTTTCCCAAACACCCTACAATGCTGATGGTTATCTTACAAGTGTAGAACGCCGTCAAACCGACTATCGCAACCTTATAACCGAATTTGAAGACACCCCAAATACTATCTTTATCCTCGATCCGCCCTATCTTTCCACCAACATAAGTTCCTACAGAGGTGCTCAAAATTGGAAACTAAAAGACTACCTACATATCGTCAAAGCCCTCAACGCAATGCCTCGCTACATCTACTTCGGAAGCAACAAAGGACAACTCCTCGACCTTTTCGACTTCCTTGCCAACGAATACAACCTCCCCAGTCCATTCAACGGAACCGAGCGCATAACCGTCAGCACCAGCGTCAATTATGCCAGTGCCTACGAAGATTTAATGATATACAAATACTAAAAACACGAACAATGAAATCAACATCCTATATTTGGCAACGTACGCCAATATCCTACTATGGTGGAAAACAAACAATGCTGCCACATATACTACCCCTTATCCCTGAACACGCCATCTATACCGAAGCCTTTTTTGGAGGCGGAGCCGTTTTTTGGGCAAAACAGCCCGTCAAAACCGAAATCATCAACGACTTCAACACTAATGTATATACCTTCTACAAAGTTCTGCAAACCCGCTTTGCCGAACTCCAAAACCTCGTACAGCAGTCAGTTGTAAGCCGTGAAGCCTACAAGTCAGCATTGGTAATCTACCACGCTCCTTTTGTTTTTACTGAAGTGCAACGAGCGTGGGCATTTTGGTACGCCACCAATTGCGGATTTTCCAACCAAGTAGGCAACTGCCGTATTACTACTAACAGCAAGAACGTGTCTGCCCTCAACAACAAAATCACCCACTTCACCGACACCTACTCCGCTCGCCTGCAAGGCGTCCAAATTGACAACAACGATGCCACCGAAGTCCTCACCCACCACGACACCCCTGATGCCTTTCACTATGTAGACCCACCCTATGTAGGAGCTAAACAAGGGCATTACGGAGGCTATGAGCAAGAGCATTTTAACGAGTTATTAGCTACCTTAAGCAATATCAAAGGCAAATTCCTGTTAAGCTCCTACCATAACGACGAACTAAGCAAGTACGTACAGCAATGTGGTTGGTACCAGAAAGAAGTTCGTTTGCACTTAGGAAGTAGCAATAGCTCAGGAAAGAAGCGTATAGAAGTATTAACTGCTAACTACCCTATATAATATAATAGTATAGGCACAAAAAAACACGGATAGCTATAACGCATATCCGTGTTTTTATTATCTTTGTCCCGTTCAATCCTTGCTCAAAAAATGTACATTTCGTTTTGAAAATTGGTACATTTCGTTTTGCGGATTATACATTT